CATGTATATGAAAAACACTTTGGGTTAGTCAAATGATAGTAGGATTAATAGAAAACGTTCCTAAGCTTAAGTATTCCCATAACCGTGGGTACGCTCAAATATGGGCAGATCTTCTTAAGGATAATATTCAATATGCTATGCCTACAACAGGTAATGGTGAGAAGCTATATCTTTATATGGGCATTAATTACAGTGGGACATTGAATCTATTTGGTGGAGCATCTAAAGACCTCTATGACCGTCTAGCGGCTTTCCTGAACTATGCTGGTCCTATTTTTGTATTAGATCATGATATGCCAGATCTAGGTAAGTTATTACTTGGAAGAATTGGTAATAAGACTACCTATGAAGGATTCACCGAAGACTTTATGACACAGTTAACCACTAAGTGTAAGGCTATTACAAAGGTTACTATGTATGATAAGGTAAGGGATGAGTTGGTAATTGGTGACTCTCATTCCTTATCAATGACTCCCTCTGAAACTCCGGTGATTAGATGTGATGCTAAGACTTTAAATGGTATTTGTTCCGACCCTGACTTTATATTATCTAAGATACCTGAAGGCCTAAAGAAACTAACCTTACAGTTTGGATCAATTGATGTTCGCCACCACCTAATGAGATTTGGTGGTAAAGAAGCTGCGGATAGATTACTAGTTAAATATTATGAATTGGTTAAACGGATTCAAACAATGGGTATTGAAGTAACTATATGTCAACCGGTTCCTATTGAAACTGAAGATCGTAAGATGGCAGCTACTACTATGTACAAGAAGAAACCATTTAGTGGTACACGAAGGGAACGATTATCTTTGACTGGTTATGTAATTCGTCATATGAGGGATAATGCCCCATGCCAAGTTATAGGTTATCCAGATGCATGGTATTCAATGACCCCTGAGATGTTTGAAGCTAATATTATGGAACGACCAAGAGGTATTCATATTGGACCACCGAATTACATATCAACTCAACAGCAAGAAACTACATTAGAGGAATTCTTTTGAGAATAGAACCAACTAAGTACTATGATGAATATCTAAGATATTTTGAATTAGCTACATTACAGCAAGAACATTGCAATTTAGGAATAGTGGATCATAAAGAATTTTTGATTGGTGATACACTAATGGAACAAGTATCGTTATATGATGTAGTGGAACGTAAGTACGCTGGTTTCTCCCATATGATTAACGACATATTCTATGGTTGGACCGATGAACATCCATATTGGAAGAAGATGGAAGCAGGATTAGCTTCTTCCCAAAGAATTAATGTAGCGAAGTCATGGACTGGAAAGAAACATGATTTGCCTACAATGTTATATCTTATGATATTACATAGAGTTACAGGCTCTGGAATTAATTACGGCCTTAAAGTAAGTGGTTACCATAACTCAATTATCCCTGACTTAGCTGAATGGGATACGGTTGATGAATTTATTAAGTTAGTTAATTTAAAGACCGAACCATTTTACACATCGGTGGGGTATCAATTCCCTGCTTTCCCTAAACCACCACCGCATTCTCGTTATAGAAAGGGTGGTGATTATTATCTAAGTAAATATGCTCCAAGACTTGCACAAGATTTAGCTGAGTTTTTATCGGTGGGTGGTAAGAAAGATTTAAGAGAGATCGGAGGATTTATGTTAAATTGGAATGTTGAAAATGGATTAAGACAATATCATTTTCAATATGCAGCAGTTGTTGCTGATGTGGCTGACTGGTATCCTCAATTTGTTAATAGAGAATCAATGTTTTATTATGGAACTAATGCCAAAGAATGTATATCATACTTGGCTAAACCAACAGTAAAAATGAAGAAAGATGACTTCTTAGATGAAGTCATGGAAATGATCTATGAAGATACTAAGAGCTATCCGTATAACGCTGAAGATATATGCTGTGACTATATTAGGTGGGTAGAGAATTATATTAAGCCTGGCGCAGACTATCATCATATAAATATGGATGCAACATGGAATTCATGCAAGATTAAGGATCATCCGTACGGAAGACAAAAAGCTATGTTAGAACATGGTTTAGTTGAAACCTTTAATGGTCGATCACATCATCCAAGCGATGATACTATACTTAAAGAAGCTGGAATTAATGTAGAAAAATATAAAGATATGGTATGTACAAACGACTAAAACTGTGATATAATATACTATATAAAATTAAGAAAGGAGATGTAAATGGGTATAATGGATAAATTAAAGAAGAATAGTAGAATCAAGGAGACATCGATTCTCTCAAAGTCTAAACTATTCTCTAACAAAGATTTGGTAACCACCCCGGTACCAATGATTAACGTTGCATTGTCTGGCGATCCAGACGGTGGACTAAGTTCTGGTTTAACAGTATTAGCAGGACCATCGAAGCATTTTAAGACTTCGTTTGGCCTGCTAATGGCCGCCGCATACCTTGACAAGTATGAAGATGCCGTCTTGCTGTTTTACGATTCAGAATTCGGCTCCCCGCAACAATATTTTGAGAGCTTTGGAATTAATGCATCTAGAGTATTACATACACCCATCACAAATGTAGAAGAGTTGAAGTTTGATATTGTAAATCAACTCGAGAACATTGAACGTGAAGATAAGGTAATCATTATGATTGACTCTATTGGTAATCTTGCATCAAAGAAAGAATTGGAAGATGCTAAGAACGAGAAGAGTGTAGCAGATATGAGTAGAGCAAAAGCTCTTAAAGGTTTGTTCAGAATGTGTACACCATATCTCACGTTAAGAGACATTCCTCTTCTTGCCGTTAATCATACATACCAAGAAATTGGGTTATTCCCTAAAGCTGTTGTATCTGGTGGTACTGGTATCTACTATTCAGCCGATAACATTTGGATCATTGGTAGACAGCAAGAGAAGAAAGGTATGGAAATCCTAGGATATAACTTTATTATCAATGTAGAGAAGTCTAGATTTGTTCGTGAGAAGTCTAAGATTCCAATTTCAGTAACATGGGAAGGTGGTATTGAGACTTATTCAGGTTTATTAGGTGCTGCCATGGACGGTGGATATGTTATTAAACCTTCAAATGGTTGGTATTCACGTGTAGATAAATCTACTGGTGAAGTCGAAGAAAAGAAATGCCGTGAAAAAGATACCCTTAAAAAAGAATTTTGGGATGTAGTATTTGAAACAACAGACTTTAAAGCATTCTTGAAAAAGAAATACGAAGTCGGTCATGTTGAGATGATTAAAAGTGAATCTTGAGACTCTTATATTAAAAAATTTAGTACAAGACGAAGAATTTACAAGACAAGTTATACCACACCTTAAACAGAAGTACTTTGATCCTGTTCATAAGATTTTATTTGATCAAATTATTGGGTTTGTTAATACTTACGGTAAGCTTCCTAATGGCGAAGCTCTAAACATTGAACTGCAAAAGCATGAAGGTATACCTAGAGATTTAGTAGGTGAAGTATTTTCATTAGTAGATGAGTTAGATGTAGTAGCTAAAGATACTAATCAAAAATGGTTACTGAATCAAACTGAGAAATGGTGCCAAGACAGATCTATATACTTAGCTATCATGGAAAGTATTGATATCATTGATGGTAAACATGAATCACTTAGTAAGAATGCCCTTCCGGAATTATTATCTGATGCATTATCAGTTAACTTTGATACTAATGTAGGCCATGATTATATTGATAATTCAGGTGATCGATTTGAATTCTATCACAGAAAAGAAGAGCATTTACCATTTGACTTAGAGATGTTTAATAAGATTACTAAAGGTGGTTTAGTTAACAAGTCTCTTAATGTAGCCCTTGCTGGAACTGGTGTTGGTAAGTCATTATTCATGTGTCATGTTGCAGCTGGAGCTCTTACTCAAATGAAGAATGTATTGTATATTACAATGGAAATGAGTGAAGAGAGGATTGCTGAACGTATCGATGCTAACTTAATGAATGTGCCTATTGATCAATTAGCAAATTTAGATGCTGATATGTTCTTTAAGAAAATACATAAGATCACTGATAAAGGTGTAGGCAAATTGATTGTTAAAGAATATCCAACAGGTGCAGCTAATTCATCACACTTTAGAGCTTTATTAAATGAACTAAAACTTAAGAAAGATTTTAAACCAGATTTAATTTGCATTGATTATTTAAATATCTGTGCCTCTTCAAGAATGAAAGCAATGGGTGGATCTATTAATAGTTACACATACGTGAAAGCAATCGCTGAAGAGCTAAGAGGATTGGCCGTAGAAAATAATGTACCGGTGTTAACTGCAACACAAACAACACGTGGAGGCTTTGGTAATAGTGATGTCGGTCTAGAAGATACGTCTGAATCATTTGGTTTACCAGCCACGGCCGATTTAATGTTTGCATTGATATCTACTGAAGAATTAGATAACATGAATCAAATTATGGTTAAACAATTGAAGAATAGATACAATGATCCTACCGGTAAAACTAAGAAATTTGTGCTTGGTATTGATCGGGCTAAGATGAGACTATATGACGTTGAAGACTCAGCCCAAACACTGAATACTGGTTATTCACCTACACCACATAATACTAATACATTTGAAGGATTTAATGTATAAAAAGATGTACTTTTAACTTAAACTATGATATAATATAATTATGATATGCAGCAAAAAGTGGGCTGATCGCTATTTAGCGTTAGCAAAGGAAGTTTCAACTTGGAGTAAAGATCCATCGACACAAGTAGGTTGTGTTGTCGTAGGGGATAAAGGTCAAGTTTTAACACAAGGTTATAATGGGTTTCCTCGAGGAATTATTGATCGATCCTCGAGGTTCGAAACAAAAGAAGCAAAATATAAGTATACAGTTCATGCTGAAATGAATGCAATATATAATGCTACTTTTAATGGTGTATCATTAGATAAATCAACGTTATATTGTTATGGATTACCTGTTTGTGCTGAGTGCGCAAAGGGTGTAATACAGGTCGGTATTAGGAAAGTTGTTGTTTTAAAACCCAGTAACTCTAATAAAAAATGGGAAGAATCATGCAAGGAGGCCATGGAAATGTTTGAAGAAGTTGGTATACCATGTATGATTTATGAGGAAAAAGATGTTAAAAAAAATAAAAAATTGGTTTAATTCATTATTTTGTAATGAAAAAGACCTAAGGGTTCAATTGAAAAATGAGAAAGTACGTGCAGAACGTTATAAAGCTTCTTATTTTACATTGAAAAACCAAATGAGGGCTGTGTTAAGAGAGGCCACCAACGCTGAAAAAAAAATCAATTTAGGAGAATTAAAGTTATGAGTAAAAGTAGTGTACCATATGTAAAGCTAAAGAAAGATCAAAACGGTAGAAAGATTAATAAGAAAAGATACAGCCATGGATCGTACCGTTGTAAACGTAAACCAAATAGTCCTCGTTGCAAGAAGTGAGATTATTAACCCGCGATTATATAACAGATATATTATCGATATTTGCTCTTGTTACTCTAATAGCAATGACGGGAATTATAGGTTTTGGTTTTTTATTAATACTCATGCCGTTTGTTATAGCTGGAGTAATTATAGATAGTATGATTAAAAAGGAATATAAATGAAAAAATTATTGTTAACAACAATTGCAATGTTATTTTTATCTGGATGTGCAACTAATAATGTTGCAGAAGAGGTTTTACGAGTTTTTATAGAACCTGATGGAAGTATGGTGGCGGAGTGGTATTAATGGAAGCATTATTCGATAAATGGAGTTTTGTTGAAAAAGACTTAGATCAGGATTCATGGTATATTAGACTCACCGGCGGTAAATTTCATGGCGTTGTATACAAATACGAACGTATTAAATTAGATCCAGATACTGAATCGATTAATTTTGATTATGAAATAGAAGATTACCAAAATATTGAAGATCCCCATGGGACAGATGATTTTAATATTGCTGCTGGTAAAATTTTACGTAGTGTATTAGATGATGCATTCGAAAGAAAGGATTTTGTTTTAGGCAAAAAACCAAGTGAATGAATCCCTTATAATCTTAGCCGAAGAATGTGCTGAGGTTTCACAAGCAGTAGCCAAACTGCAGCGGTTTGGTATGTACGATCCTGGTAATATTAGACGATTAGAAGAAGAATTGGGTGAT